GCATACAAGAAGTGGCCACAGGCGCTGGTAAGACTATTATGACAGCGGCCTTGAGTTGGAACGTACAACCCTATGGTAGGTCAATTGTTATTGTGCCAAACAAGAGCTTGGTAACACAAACAGAAAAGGACTATGTTAACTTGGGGCTGGACGTGGGCGTGTACTTTGGTGATAGGAAAGACTACGGCAAGACACATACCATCTGTACTTGGCAAAGTCTAAACAACTTGCTTAAAGATTCTAAAGACGGCACAGCAAAATTTACCATACAGGACTTCATGGAAGATGTAGTTTGTGTTATTGTAGATGAAGTACACATGGCCAAAGCAGACGCACTCAAAACCCTGCTAACAGGCATCATGGCTAGAGTGCCAATTCGTTGGGGGTTGACCGGAACCATACCCAAAGAAAAGTTTGAAAGCCAAGCACTATTGGTTGGACTAGGCCCTGTTGTTAGCAAACTGTCGGCAAGTGAACTACAGGATCGTGGTGTGTTGGCACAGTGTCACGTTAATATTGTGCAGTTGGTTGATCATGTGGAGTATTCAAACTATCAAAGTGAGCTGAAATACTTGCTTGAGGAATCAGGTAGATTAGATACCATGGCGGACCTTGTGCGCAGAGTCAACGAAACAGGCAACACACTTGTGTTAGTAGACAGAACAGAATGCGGCAGACAACTAGTAGAACGACTAGGTGATGGTGCTGTGTTTGTATCCGGAGCAACCAAAGCAAAAGCCAGACAAGATGAATATGACGAAGTGGCTGATGCAACAGGCAAAATCATTGTGGCCACATACGGAGTGGCTGCTGTTGGTATCAACATTCCACGCATTTTTAATCTGGTACTTATTGAACCAGGCAAGAGCTTTGTTAGAGTCATTCAGTCAATTGGTCGCGGCATTCGTAAAGCGGAAGATAAAGATCATGTTCAGATCTGGGACATAACATCAACCTGCAAGTTTGCCAAACGTCACTTGACCAAACGAAAACAGTTTTACAAGGAAGCCAACTATCCTTTTTCTGCAGAGAAATTAGAGTGGATGAAAATCAAATGAAAAAGAAATTGTTAGTTGTTGGCGACAGTTTTATGTGTCAGGACACAAGATATCCTGGACAGCACTGGAGCGAATTATTGCCTGCTTTTGATGTGATCAATTTTGGTCGTTCAGGGTGGAGTAATTGCTTGATTGCACTAACTTTGATGGAGTATGTTTCTATCAACCCACCTGACGCTGTGGTACTGGGTTTTACGGATCCGTTGAGACTGGAATTTGCGGCACAAGGTCGACACGGCCCAGATAGAGATTGGATAACTAGTAATCATGATGGAGTTCTCACTGCAGATGAAAAGTTATGCAGAGATTATTTCACTGTAACTAGAGATTTGAGACTAGAGGCTAATAAATCAGCCATGCTGATTGGCAATTTATTAGGCATGTTGAAATCTTTGCAAATTCCTTTTGCATTTAACTACATGATATTTGAGTCTTTTTTACCTCAAATCACTGAGCTGCAACAACAGAGACTGAGTCAGTTTCAGACTCAACAAATTCCATACAACTTGGCCATGGACGATCCTGATGCTTGGACAAAATTTGACCCAATGTTTCATGTGCATGACATGAACAAACAAAAAAAATTTGCAATGCATGTAGAAAAAGTCTTGACATTACAGTTTGAATCCAGTACAATAAAACAATGCGAATACTAACACTAGACAACCAACACTACGACCTTGACCATTTACCCGAAGAGGTTGATGACATGAGGTTTGCTATATTAGATAACTCAAATCCAGCAGATCCTGACTACCACTTTATTCCCTTGATCTTCTTGGAAAGTTTTAACTCACCTGCACTGGTGTTACGCATAGGCGACAACACAATCAAAATGCCCATGGACTGGCAGATACTAATAGGCGAACCCGAGATTGGTGACCTAGAAGTTCTGCCCTTAACCAGCATCAACGATCGTGGATTTAAAGTATTCCAGTTTAATCCGCTGACCAGCTTCCGCCCCAGTTTTCCTGACATTGAAATTCTTGATGTGTATCATGAAGTGTCGTGGTATGCTCCTAAACTCAAAAATGGACAAATGTTGGCTGTTCCAATTACCGACGGTGACGAACCAGACTGTGTGTATTTTGTCAAGGACATTAGTCGCAACTGTGAGATTGTGGATTATAACAAGGCTTGGTAATGACCTACACTGAACCTGAACTATTTGAAATAATTAATCGATTAAGTCGTATCTATCTGGAAAGCTATCCAGATGATCGAGAAGGCCTAGAACGTTTCCTACGTTGGGCACATAATCAATATGGCTACAAGTATGGGCAGTCTTAAACCAGATGTTCCTTTGATATACGAACGTGTAGGCCCTGTAGTATACGCACGTGAGTTCGGCGCAACAGCACGACATGTAGTTGGATACGAAGTGAATCAAGAAAATAAAATACTTGGACTACCACAAAGTCTTGTAGCTCAAATTCTAGCAATTTACCAAATGGCTGATCGGGACCCGGGCATGCGAGAGTTGTGGGATCAACTTGAAATGTTGTATAATTTAAAAAACACAGATGAACATAACAAAAATAGCAATATGCGGAGATAGTTATATGACCACGGAGCATGATGGAATCCATTGGTCTGATCAAATTGCACCCAATATACACAAAAATACTTTGGCTATCGGGGCCTGCTCTAATGTGTTGATTGCCAATCAAGTTAGATATGCAGTTTCACTTGGATACAATATGGTGGTTGTAGGATTTACTAGAAGTTCAAGGCTTGAATTTGACAAAGATTCTTCATATAATATTGTATTAAATGAAAATTTAGCAGTTGCAGACCAGCGACGCTGGCAACATTCAATAACTCAGGACATATGTGATACAGAAAAAACGTTTGTCCAGGACTATTATGGACTTGTATCCACAGATTTTTTAGCACTACAATCCTATCATGTTATTTTATCTACTCTAAATTTTTTAAAAACAAGCAAAGTAAAATTTGCATATTCTCTTGGTGGTGTTGAACTGCCAGATAGATTGTTTAAAAGCATGAGCATTCCAAACGAGTTAGAAGTGTACAAACCAAATGAGATTGCACTCAACTTATGGGATTACCCAGGAACTCATGTGCTAACTGGATACCATGTTTATGATCGTGACTACCAAAGTCAATTTGAACAAGCAGTAATGCAAGTACTAGACTGCCAATCATATTGACTTTTGCTAATACTTTGTTATAATATATTATGACTGATAAACTAAGCATTGCTAACGAGATGAAAATGTTTGACCACAAGGTCAGAGATTTCTACGACGACTTGTCAGAAGATGAGCGCAAAAAGTTTGCTCCATTCCTTATGATACGATGGGGATCAGCAGTGGAGGGATCAAGGGACTTGCAAGAGTTCTATGTAATTGCCACCAACGAGAGATTGAACAAAAACTTCTTTAACATCAACTCAACTCGACATCGTAAACTGCAATGGCTCATGGCCACAACTGTGAGCCCGGGACTGGGCTCAATGAGACACAACTGGATTGCTCCCAAGAAAAAAGAAGCAGGTGTTGGCAGTATGAAAAAACAATTGGCAGAGCTGTTCCCGCATTACAAGTCAGACGAGATAGATGTCATGGCAGCAATAACAACCAAAAAAGAACTTGATCAATACATTAGAGCACATGGCCGAGACAACAAGTAAGTTCATGTGTGAGTTTTGCAAAAAAGAGTTTGCAAGAGAAAGCTCTATTGCAGTACACATGTGCGAGCCCAAGCGCAGGCGCATGGAACAAAGTGAGCGTGGTGTACAACTGGGATTCCAGGCCTATATCAAGTTCTATGAAATGGCCCAAGGATCAGCAAAACTAAAGACCTTTGAGGACTTTTGTGATTCACCTTATTACCGAGCCTTTGTGAAGTTTGGTCGCTATTGTGTGAACACACGAGCTATCAACCCTGCACAGTTTATGACCTGGTTGCTCAAGAACAACAAGAAAATTGATCATTGGTGCAGTGACAAAATCTACACAGAGTACTTGTTGTTCTATTTGAAGGTAGAAGCTGTGGCAGATGCCTTGGCCCGTGCAGTAGAGTACAGTATTGATTGGCACGAAAAGACCACACACCCGGCACACGACTGTTTAAGGTATGGCAATACTAATGCGTTATGTCATGCTGTCACAACAGGACGCATCTCACCCTGGGTAATCTACAACTCAGCATCGGGGCAAGAGTTCTTGAACACACTAGACACCTCACAGATCACAATGATATGGCCTTATATTGACTCAGATGCATGGCAAAAGAAATTTCATGACTACTCAGCAGACCAAGAGTATGCCAAAGAAATACTAAAACAAGCAGGATGGTAACATGATTCAGATTGACTTTCAAGGTGGAGCACACGGCAACTATCTTGAATTTGTCTGCAATACCATGTGTGGCGTCACGGGCAATGTCTTGCCATTTAACTCTGCAGGCGCCTCACACTCAAAACAATATATTGGTAAAAAAGTTTTTTATGCAGATCATTACTCGTATCAGGGCAAGGACCTAGGAGAAAAAGTTGTCAGCATTCAAATAACCAACAATGACTTGCTGCCGCTGTTGCAGATCAGTTTGTTGCGAGCTGG